AGTATGCGGCGATAGTTTTTGTGCTCCGTCCCAGGATTATCCGGGCTATCATTTTAGTGAACTATTAGACGACGATGTTACAAACCTAGCACGACAAGGTGCTAGTAACAGTGCAATCTTTTGTCAGTTCAATGAAGCACTAAGGATGCATCCAGATGTTATCGTATACGGCATGACTGATCCTAGTCGTATGCTAGCACCAAATCCTGCCTGTATTAAAACACAATGGACTACACCTAATGTGCTAAAGAATATACGCTATGGTTCTGCTGACGGATTTCCAACACACGAGCAAAACAAACATGCAGGTGATGAACATGCGCCTTTTATTAGTCATACCATAGATACATTAGTAACCAACCGCCAAGTACTTGAAGGCACACGTGAAGTTGTGGATGCAATAAAGCAATATCATGCATACTTGTTTGACCACGACGCACAGGATTGGTTTGATAGAGAAATGTATCACGGATATTGTGCTAGGGCAAAACTTCAAAAGATAGCAACGATATCATTGCATGATGAATGCAAATTTTTATACGAACATGCATGGACTTATCAAGGTAAGTTTTCTAGCAGTTTTCATACAGATGCTGAAACACAAAAGTTAGTAGCACAAACATTACAGGAGATTATCAATGGCAGTTGAATGGCGTAGTGATAATGGCGTGTTCTTGCCAATGATTAACGATGGCGGACGCAATAGATTTTACAAAAGCGCACTAGAGCTAAAAGCGCCGGGCAAGCATGTGGTAGATATTGGATCAGGCACAGGCTTGTTGAGCATACTAGCACTAAAGGCAGGTGCAACACATGTTACATGCGTTGAAATGGATCCGGAACGTGCCGAATTAACACGTAAGAATCTAGAACTATGTGAGCTCAGTGATCGTGCTACAGTGCTGAACGCAAACTGGATGGATATCGAGGTTGCAGGAGATGTTTATGTTAGTGAAGTTTTATGCACCAACATATGGAACGAAAATTTATTAGAGATCAGCGAGCATGCTATTGCTAGAGGCGGAGAGTTTATTCCAGGTCGTATAGAATATCAGTTTAGAATCTACGAGCATCATCCTATGTTTGCTATTTGTCAAAGTGCTAGTGAAGCATATGGTTTCGAACCTGAGATTGAAATAGATCCAAAGTTTGAAGAGGCTATTAATCGAGAAGCTATTCAATCCGCAGACCAGTTTAAACAAAACACAATCTTTAATCTTTTTAATCAGGCACACCAAGGCACACAAGGTATGCCAGAGATTATGGAACACTTTAGAGTTGTACACGAAACAGAATGGCATTCAGTGGATTTAAATAAAAAAGGGCATGTTGATTACGAACGTTTTAATCATGAAATTAACCTAAAAGGCTTGACTGATATGCATTGGTGTTGTATAGTAGTACTATGGCGTGCAGTTACAGACAATATACAACTACATGTACATGACACAATCTTTGGTACAATGTGTAAAGTAATACCACAAGGATCGGAAAGATTAAGAACATCGTATAATACACTAAACAGGAATTGGTATTTTGCTTATGAATAAGTTAATGGTATGTGGATGCAGTTTTAGTGCTCCAGCAAACGCAGAATATAAAGAGCTAGCAGGTACTGCATATGGCGAAGTACTAGCTAAGAAGCTAGGCTGGGATTTAGAAATACTAGCACGCCAAGGATGCTCTAACGGTGGCATTAGAATTCAAATTGATGAAGTGCTTCGTCAGCGTCCTGCCTTTGCTATTATTGCTCCTACATTTCATGATCGTATGGAAATACCAGCTAGTGCGGCTCCTTATGTTCCTCCTAAGGATGAAAATAAAGGCTGGAATAGTGATCTACAACAACACCTACAAAAAGCACACTTAAATGGTTACAATATCGAAGCAGGGATTAACAATGTTAATTACGGCAACAATCCTTATACAATGATTTGTGAAACTATTTTTAGTCTTGCAGAAAATTATAATCATCCTTATCGTGCTAGTAAAATTGATAAAGGCACACAAGCCGCAGTTAAACAATATATTAACTTTATGTATGATTCGGAATGGAAATTGCAAATGGACCGTTGGATTATTCGTGACGGTATAATGCAACTGCACTATGCTAAAATTCCTTTCTTGGTTGTTGCTTGTAATCTTTGGACCAGCAATGATGTTCGAGAGTATTTTCCTGAAGTAGTTCCTGATCGTTGTTTTACACTTGACTTTGAAGAAACTCCAGCATATGCTACTAACAAATGGTTCTTTGATAAAACACTAGGCTTTGATCCTGGTTACCACGGAGATCCAAAAAGCCAGGAGTACCTTGCTGATGTATATTATAAAATAATTAAGGAATATTGGAAAATATGAGAATACTAACATTAGAAAACCAGCCATTTGATATGACTGAACTACCTGAAGAGATTGAAGATCTTCGATTTTCAGTATTAGACAACAGCGATGCAAAAAACCCTGACTTCTTTTTTATTCCGTTGATTTTTCTAGAAAGTTTTAACAGTAGCGCATTGGTTTTGCGTATTGCAGGCAAACAAATTCGTATGCCGTTGGATTGGCAAATATTGATTGGTGAGGCTGAGTTCGGTGACCTTGAAGTTGTTCCACTAACTAGTATCAATGATAGAGGATTCAAAGCATTTAGTTTCAATTCATTGAGTAGCTTTAGACCAGAGTTTTTAGAAATCGAAATTGAAGATATATTTCAGGATGTTAAATGGTATTTCCCTAAACTCAGACCCGGACAACTGTTAGCAGTTCCGATAGAGGAAGGCGAAAAACCACGTTGTGTGTATTTTGTAAACGATATCAGCAGACAAAGTGAGGTAGTTGACTATGGAAAAATCTGGTAACCCGAATCTAGTAAACGAAGAATGGATTGGCGGCGAGCTAATCAAAGACAATGAAAAGTACGAGCTGTATGATAATAAACTATTAAAAAATCTTGTACTCAGCAAAACTAGACTACGTGCAAACCAATGCACCACTGGACATCGTCATGCTGGACAAGAAGAAGTCTATTATTTTATTAACGGCACAGGTAAAATGGAACTAGACTATCGTGAGTTTGATGTAAAACCAGGAGATATTGTTCTAGTAGAGGACAACGTATTTCATAAAGTACACAACACAGGCGATTATTTTTTAGAATTTATATGTGTGTTTGATGGTAGGAGAAACCATTGAAGGCAATAGCGGCAGTAGCGCATCCAGATGACTGTGTAATATTTGCATGGCCCTTTATACAAAAGTTTAAAGATTGGGATTGGTCTATTGTTTATTTGACCTATGACCTAAAAGATGATCGGGCACAAGAAGCCGCTGCCTTTTGGAATCTGTACGATATTAAAACAAAGTTTTTAGGATTCCAGGATCACTATCGAGATTTAGAAGCAAATGAGTTGCTTACATTTGATGTAGGTCTAGCTGAAGAATCATTAACACGTAATATACGTTCAGCGGATCTCATATTAACACACAACGAAGACGGAGATTACGGACACATACATCATAAGTTTGTTAATGAGTGTGCTAACAAAACCAAAGCACCTAAAGTATATTTTGCTAGTACATTTAACAACAACTATGAGTTGGTTGCAGAACCTGTAGACCTAGCACACTGGCCCATACATAGAGAAGTAATCGAAGGCTTTCAAAATTGCAACATTGGAAGATATTATGTCTCAGAACAAGCCCAAATATATCTATGAATCACCCGACGGCGGCACAACTGTGTATGCAAGACCCATTGGAGCAGATTCAGCAGACCGTTTGAAACTACCTGACACGCCATATCAAAGAGAGCAGACTAGATTGCATAACGAACAAGTACTAGCACGTGGTATGTTTGAGCTAGCTCGCTCAAACAAGGGCTTGCGTAAAGCACTAGACCATGCTATAATGATTTATAACTTGATAAAGAATGACCATGGATCGACTAAACATACGAAATGAAATGAGTGCATTAGATTCAAAGAGACGAGAGTACTTTGATGAAATGACCAATGAGGAGCAAAAAAAGTTTGCTCCGTTCCTTATGATTCGCTGGGGTAGCAGTGTAACAGGCGACCCGATCCTGCAACAGTATTATTTGGCGAGTTGTAACGAGCGTTTAAACAAGCACTTCTTTGATCTCAGTGCCAGTAAACACAAAAAGTTTTTATGGTTATTGAGTACAACAATAAGTCCAGGTATGGGCAACTGTTATCACAAATGGATTAGTCCTAAGAAGAAGACTAACAACAATAAAGCGATTAAGTTTTTGCGTAGCATTTATCCAGAGCGCAGTGAAGAAGATTTAGAGCTATTAGCAAAAATAAATGATAAAAAAGAACTTAAAGAACTAGCCAAACAAGCTGGAATGTCTACTCAGGAAATTAAAAAGGAATTGGGGTGATACAACGTTTGGTTTCTAATGGTTGCAGTTATATGCATGCATACAACCGAGGCGGCGGTCATATAGATTTAGCTACCAGACTAAACATGTCTGACGCTGTTAACCTTGCACAGTCTGGTTGTGCAAATGATAGAATCATCCGAACAACTCTTAAAGATAGTTACCTAACAGATAAACCAACATTGTATGTGTTAGGAATAACATTTGTATCTAGGTATGAACTTCCGATTTTAAAACTTGAAGATAATGAAACAGAACACACATCATTCGAAGGACGTTGGACTAATCCACAAAACCAAAAGTTTTCTAATAGATGGGATCATTTTTGGTCTGAAAAAGATACAGATCAATTTGTTGCATTGAGAACAAAAGAAGTTTATAGCGATATAGACAAGTTAGAAGATTTAATGTATAGATTAATCAGTCTGAAATCGGACCTAATATCTAGAGGTCATACAGTATTGATGTTCCAGCAAGCTGATTCTATTTTTAAAGACTTTCATGCATCAAATCCAAGATTAAAACTTTTTGATGCATACCCAAATTTTATTCAAGGACTTAAATGGTGTGCTATAC